AAACCTGTTGAACTAAAAGTAGCAGCGAGCGCATTGGCAACCACAATACCGAGGTTACTAGACGCGGGTAAATATAAACCAGTATTAGCATCGCCAGTGAACTTGAGAGATGGAGTAGAAAGAGACCCATTACCGAGAGTTAATGACGTAATAGAACTAGATGAACCAGAGGCAGCGTTATATACATTGGTTCCGTCACAAATTAAAAGCAATGACGTCCCTTGAGGCACATTTACGACCGCTGCACCTATGGCTGAAGTCTTAACTGTAAAACTAAATGAACCTAAAGTGTTATTAGTTACAGTATACAGTTGAACCGTAGGGGGAACAATGACGATTTGATTTGAAGTTAAAGTGCCAGTAAACTCTTGAATGAGGTTAGATGCTTGAGAGGCAGTCTCGGTTAAAGTTCCACCAGTGACCACAACGGATAATTGAGTAAAAGCAAATTGAGTAGCCTGACCGTATCCAAATGTATTCCATCCGCTACCGTTAGAAACCACTACAAAAGACTCAGTAATTTGTAATTGGTCGCTTACGTTACCGTCAATAGTGTCAGAACCGACTGGGGCAATGGTGAGGATACCTGAACCGTTGTTACGGAACATGCAGAACCAATTCGCACCTACGCTTGAAGCAGAAGGCAGAGTTAAAGTACCCGCGCCACCTTGCCATACTGCAAATTGGGCACGAGCCGTAGCAGTTAAAGCTGAACTAGCGTAGTAATTAGTAACTGAGTAAGACTGATTCAAAGTAGGACCAATCGCGGTCAAACCGTAACCCGCGAGGGTAGCGGCATCGGCAGCTGAAGTTCCCGCGCCAAATGTGACGTTAGACCAAGTTCCGTTAACAGTTGAATTGTCTGTCAGGTATAGGTAATAAGCTACCCCAGAGTTCACTGAAAGCAGCGTGCCACCACCGTTATTAGTAACAGTAAAAGGGTTTGAACCGATGTTACGAATAATTACCGCTTGACCTACTGAGACTTGCGCCGCAGGTGGCATAATCAAGTCTAAGCCGCCAGTAGCCGCAGTTACTTCAATAATATTCGCAGCTACGTCAACAGTGTCATTACCGTTGATTGGCCATTCTAAATACGTATTGGCAGAAATGGTAAGGTCAATGTACCCGACTTGAGAAGGGGAGATTGTCGCGCCAGTAAAAGGATTGGTGTATTCCATGATTAAACCGTTTCTTTAGATTCTGTTTTAGCTTTTTTAATAGCCCAAGTTGCTTTCATTTTAGCAATTGTTTCTTTTGAATGTTTTCTTCCATAAAATGGATTTCTTTCATTAGCCAATCGCCCTTTTAAATATTCAGAACGCTTTTTTCTAATATCATCGCGCTTCATAGGATTTTTATCACCTAACCAAGCTAACGCATGTTTCTTTTTAGTTTCATCAGATCTTTTAACACCTGTACTAGCTTTACGCATTTTGTTTCTTATTTCTTCAGAAGGATTGCTTAAACCTTCTCCTCCATCTGTAGAATTATAACCCAAAGGGCTTCTAGTAGCGTGTTCTTTTATCAACATTTTTTCTATAAAAAACGCAGATTCTAAATCTTTAGAAGATGCAAAATGCTTTATAACAAAATTGTGCGCGCCATATTTTCTTATAGCTCTGTAAAAATAAGTATCTTCTTCAGCTTTTTTATGCTCTTTCCATCTTTTATCAATATCTTTAGTTATGCCAATATATTGCTTGGCATTTATGATATTAGTTATGATGTAAATGTAATACATGATTAAGAATCTTGAGCAATAGCTTGACGGTCGGCAATGCGTAATTTATCCTCATTACTCAAAGCAGTGATTGCCTCGGTGTACTTAGTCTGAAAAATTACACGTTGATCATTTTTTAGAAACGGCATAGCTTGAAGCAGTGTCCCATAAAGCATCGCATTAGGTGCATTACGCGTAAGCCAGTTAGTCTGATTATCTGATGAAAGAGGTTGAATGCGCTCGTAATACAATACTTCAAACGCATAATTAGTATCTGGAGTAGGAGCTACCAGCCAATTGTCATAATCATAATCGGCATAGTATAATGGAGTAGATAGAGTTGAACTGTTAGGGGCGTAATTGATTAGGTATTCATATTTACGCAGGAATACAGGTTGTTTTTTACCACCTACAGTAATATTGAACGAGGTCGTCTTACGCCAGCGTGCGGGTTTAGGAATTACAGGATTACCAGCGAGCATAGTAGATTCTACAACCTGTTGCTGTCCTAATGACTTCATCATTTCTGCTATTTCAAATTCAGCCAACATGATGAATGTAGGAATTTGATTTACAACCGCAGGGTCATTACGCTCTAAATATTGTTCTATATTAGAGGTTAGATTGTCATACGTCATTACAGCTGCGGGAATAGAACTCATCTTTTTATCCTAATAATTTACTAGCGTTACCGCGGACTACGTCAATACGCGCGAGCCAACCTTTACCGAACGTCGGGAAGGTTGGTAATGATTCATAGAACTCTTTTTTAGAATCTGAAAATCGAGTAATCAATTCACTTTTTTCCATGACGTCAATGTTTTGCAAAGTCACAGGACCGATTGAACCATCCTCAGGCACGCCGATAGCCTTTTGGAGCGTCTTTATCGCCCTGCCAGGACCAGCGTTTACCGCAAAGTCAAAGACTAGGTAATCGATGCCTGAAGGCAGGTCATCACACTTACATGCGTCCCAGTATTTCTTCTCATACAACGGAGCTACGTCATCTTTGTCAAGATTACGCATTTCTTTTTCGCTTGTAGCACGCCCTTTGAACTGTGCCCAAGTAGCGGCAGTGACTCCGAGGTTAGTCATTCCACCTGGATCTTTTGGGTTGTTTACAAATCCACCCTCAGATTCAAGCAGCATGTCTAAAGACTTTTCAAAGTTTTGAATCATAGACCTGACTGTTCCTTAATCCAATCTTGCAGGCTTACTACTTGCTGCGTGGTAATGGCGCAATCAAGTTTAAAGTCGGAGGAGCTAACATTAGTTCCGCTGGAGGAGAGGGAAAGGCTGGACATTGGACTGCCACTGGAGTTGCGCATCCCGTCATAATAAGTGTGAATAGCAGATAACTTAGCCTCGTATGCATTTGATATTCCTTTATTGATTAGCGCTTGTTCTTTAACTTTTGATTCATTCTGCGCGATTTGTTTTTCTGCAATTGCTTTAATCTCTGACTTATACTCCTCAAAACGAGAATGCTCAATATAACCATAAGCACACCCGCATAGAAGTAAACTAACCACGACAATTTTGACATAGGTAACAATCGATAGAGGAAACATTATTGAGGCTCCGCATCTTTTTTCATCATTACACTTGCTCCGCCAGCACCCGAGATGATACCTAATGATTCAGCTAATTCTCTAAGACTTACAGCAGTGTGAAATACTTGATAAAAAGCCAAAGCAATGACGGCAAGAATACCAAAAAGCCAAGTAACTCGACCAATATCATAAGTGGCATTGTCTTTCCCTGTCAATAAGTGCTTAAAGAAATCATTCATTTATCAGCCTTATTGTCAATTTTATCTTCAATACGGTCTAATTTTAAAAACAGACTAGAGATTGTTCTTTGAAACTCTTCCCGAGTTACGTAGCTACCCGCGACCATTACTTCAATTTTAGCGACTTTATCAATTAAAGCAGAATCAGCAATTTTTAATTCACGAATGGAATCCCAGAGCACTTTTAAAATCCAACCGCCTAGCGCTCCGCATAATAGAACGGAGTAATTTATAAGTGTCTGGGATTCCATTTGTTACTCTGCTTTTGCTGGCTCTTCAGTTTCTGCAGGTGCTTCTTCTACGGCTTCTACTGGAGCTGGCTCTTCAACTTCTGGTGCTACTTCTGCTTCAACTGGAGTAACTTCTGCAACGGCTGGAACTTCTTGACCGATTGTCAATTCACCATTAGGAGCGATTGGGGCAGGAGCAGCTACAACAGCTGGAGCTGGCTCAGAGTATTTACTTTTGACATGAGCGATGAACAATGCGATGTCTGCTTTAGCTTTGCTCTCAAAAGAGCTTAAATGTGTTTCGAGTTCGTTCAAGAAGTTCATAATGTTTCCTTATGCAGCTGGGGTTTCTGGAGTTGGTTCAGCTGGAGCTTCTGCAGGTTGTGCACCTTGTGCTTGAGCTTGTTGTTGAATAGCTTGTACTAAACCTGCAACTTCTACAAATTTTTGGTTACCCAAATATTGCAGGATTGCGTTTACTAGATCAGTTGATAGTTTGATACCATCCATTTTTTAATCTCCATGAAGTTGCCACCAAATTAGGGTGGTGGCTTCCCTTTAAATATTATGCCTGAGCTGGTGCTTGTTGTGGAGCCCAAGGTAATCCAGCTTCTTGTACAGGATTCTTTAAGGCTTCAATCTGTGCAGTCAAACTCGCTTCCACTGTATCTTGACCAAGTGACTCCTGTACCCAACCAACTACTTCAGCTTGTGTCAAATCAGCATAAGGCTTGTAAGCCTTCTCTTCTTGTGTGTAGCTTACTGTGCCATAAGTAGAAGCGGTGTAATCACCATCTGTAGCGGATACAACATAATGCACTGTTGTAATAAATTTGTCTATTGTGTTGTAGTTTGTTTGAACTACATTCCATGTAAAGTTCATTTTATTTTCCTTATAAAGTTGATATTACAAAAGCTAGTAGTTGGTCATATCGAATACCAAGACGAGTAACTTCTACAGCATTGGGGGTTTCTTTTGTGTAAAAATCACCGTCTGCGGGCTTTGCTTTTCCATCGACTTCATACCAAGTATCAGAACAAAACATTGCATATTTAGATGAATCTAAACCTTGCGCTTCAAATGCAGATTGAACTTCTTGTGCTATTACACCAACATGAATCCTTGCGCCATCGCCCTTTTCCGCAACAGAATCATTAAATTTAAATGCTTTAATAAGCCCTTTAATTGATTGTGCTACTGCTTTTTCAGCATCATTTAAGTTTCTAATTTGTTGCTTTTGGTTAGCATCAGATGTGTTAATAAGTGCTGTTGTTGCGTAAACAGTAGTCCAGCGATAAGAAGGGTTACCAAGTTTTTGATAATTGTCAGGATAAGGAAAAAACCCATCATTGGTATCGTAAAAATAATAATCACCAGTACCGCTTGTATATTTAGGTGTTAATTGGAAATAAGTTGTATGTGGTGACCATAAACCTGCGCCAACTGCAAGCCTGCTTGAACCACTTGGCGATGTAGTAGTACCAATCAACAAATTACCACTAGAATCAAGTGTCATAGCACTGCCAAAACTACTTAAATCCCATATCATTCCACCTGATGCGGAATACATACCAACAGCATAAGCATTTGTATCTCGTCTAAATATAGAAAAAGACCCGCTAGAACCAAATGAATCAATTGAACCATTAACAGCAAGTTTTCCGTATGTAGCAGGACTACTAGTACCAATACCTACATTACCACTAGAGTCAATACGCATTGCTTCTGTTCCACTAGGACTCCAGATAAAATTATTGGCATAAAAACCCATGTTTGCGTATGCTGTTTGACCATTATCTGTGGACTGTAAGTAAACACCAGTTCCTGATGCCTGTGGCTGAATTCTGAATAAATCAGAACTTGGTGCGGTTGTTGCAAAAGTAGTTTGATTTGAGGCTGTTCCACTAACAGCTAGTTTTGCGTAAGGACTTGTAGTACCAATACCTACATTCCCACTAGCATCTTTATAAAACTGTCCAGAACCTAGATTAACTACTCCTGTACCGCCAGTAAGTGTGCCTGTATAGGATGAATTAAGAGTGGTAAGGGTAGAGCCATCAAATACCATGTTAGCAGAACCAGCCAATAAGCCACTAGAGTTATATAGAACTTGAGTAGTTGTAGAAGAACCTACGCCACCCTTAGTAGCCAATACTTGAACAGTACCGCCTGAGTCTTTATAGAATAACTTACCGTCAGCGATGTTAATCGCCAACTCAGCACCTTGAGTGCTATTTGTCAAATTCCCAGCCGTCGGCACATTCGTGGTCGTCGAGCTAGAGTAAATTTGTAGGGGTGTAAATCCGCTTTGTGGCATAATTAAATCCTTTGTGAAATTATAGCTTCAAATCAATATAATTAAAAATTTCCACCGCCAACGCCAGTGGTGAATGTTCCGCTACCCGTTACAGTAAGAGCAGAACCGCTAAATTGCAAATTTGAACTTGACGCAAATGCGCTCGTTCCGTTACCGTAAGGTATGTAACCCGATGTTAAAGTGGTTAGACCCGTACCGCCGTTAGGCACTCCTAAAGTGCCGAGAAGAGTAAGTAATTGGGCATTTGTAGCTACTGTGTGGGCTGAAGTGCCGTTTCCGTATAAAATACCTGTTAGAGTTCCCGCTTCACCCGTACCACCGTTAACCGCGTTTAAAACACCCGCTAGGGTAATAGCTCCGCTAGTCGCGGTAGAAGGTGTTAAGCCAGTCGTACCACCACTGAACGTAGTAACCGCTACGCCACTCAAAGTAGACCATTGCGGAGCAGTTCCAGTAGAGGTCAAAATCTGATTGGCTGAACCAATTGCTAGCGTGTTATACGCAGAAGTACCATTTCCGTAAACTAACGAGCCAGCAGTCAAGCTGGTCAAACCTGTGCCGCCGTTAGCTACTGGAGTTGTGCCGAGTAATGACAAAAGTTGAGCAGTAGTAGCTGCGGTAGCGTATCCAGTGGTATTGTTAGCATAAACAAAGCCAGTCAATCCGCCGACTTGCAGGTTAGTAGTAATTAGATTTGTAAATGATTCAGTGGTTGAGCCAGGAATCTTCTGCCATGCGCCGTTACTGAATATTGCCCAGTCACCAATGTTCCAGCCTGATACGCCGTTCAAAGTAGTGTTACCAGCAGTCGTTACAACGTAGTAATAACCAGACGTACCCACGCTAGAAGTCAAAGTAGGACTATTGGTATTAGCGTTCCATGTACCTTGATAAGCAGGCGCATTACTAGCTTGAGTGCTGATTGAAGTTACTTGACCTTGAGCATTAACCGTCAAAACAGGGATAACGGAAGATGAACCGTATGTACCCGCAGTTACGCCTGTAGCGGTGATAGAAGGAGTGATTGAACCTGCACCATTAGTAATAGTGATACCTGTGCCCGCAGTAATAGTAGTGCGAGTGAAGCCTGTACCGTTACCAATGTCAATCTGACCGTTAGAAGGGGTAGCAGTTAATCCTGTACCACCGTTGGCGATAGCCAGAGTTCCAGCGAGGGTTATTGCGCCAGTCGTAACAGTGTTAGGTGTTAAGCCTGTAGTCCCAGCTGAAAAACTCAATACGCCAGTGTTAGCGATTGTTACGGGAGTAGAACCGTTAAATGAACCGCCACTCAAACCAGTTCCGATTGTCAAAGTAGAAGTGGTAGAAGCAGTAATCGTTCCACTAGCACCGAGGGCTACGGTAACACCGTTATAAGTAACTGAACTATTTGTCAATCCAGTATTAGGGATTGTAGCGTTGATCTGGCTAGGTGCAATACTGATATTTACGTTAGCGGCGAGGGTTAATTGACCCTGAGGATTAACTGTAAAAGTCGGTACAGCACCCGCGCTACCGTATGAACCAGCGGAGACGGCAGTGTTAGCAATTGCGATTGTTCCAGTAGAAGTAATTGGACCACCAGTTAAACCAGTGCCAGTCGCTACTGAGGTAACACCAGTACCCGTAGTAATTGAACCCCAAGCACCGTTAGCGTAACCTTCAAAGGTCGCGGTATCAGTGTTGTAACGCAGTGTGCCGTTACCTAATCCAGGTCTTTGAGCAGTAGTACCGATAGGTACGACTACGCCGCCCACACCAGGAAGTGTAGGATTGTTTACAATACTTACCGTTGGAGTGGTAGTATTGTTTACTACGTTAATTTGATTTGCTGTACCGTTGACTTGAGTTACAGTTCCGCTACCAGTACCGAGTATTTGCCATACGCCACCCTCATAAAACTCAAAAGCGGAAAGAGTAGTATTGTAACGAATCTGACCCGCGTTAGGGGCAATAGGTCTTTGTGACGTAGTTCCGTTCGGTACAGTAATACCGCCAGTACCAGGAAATACCGCATCATTAGCGAATGAAATTGTAGGATTACCACTAACACCGTTACCACTAGCTACGCTGATTTGATTTGTGGTTCCAGCAATGCTCAGAGGACTGAGAGCGCTTCCGTTTGAAAAGATTAGCCCAGTGCCACCGAGGTTAGCGAGGGAGTAGAGAAGCCCCGTAACGGCAAGTGTAGGGTTACCACTCACACCGTTACCGTTTGTTACTGAGAGTCCTGCTCCGCTAACTGAAAGCACTCGAGCAGCTACTGTGCCCGCCGCAGTTTTAGCAATTAAGCCGTAACCAGCAGTCTCAAGTGAACCCGATGTACCGTTTAGAAATAATGAATACTTACCTTGAGCACCGCCATCAGTGAACCCAAGACCAAGACCAGTTCCGAAATAACGACTATTAGGCAGGGTCGGCTCATTGTTTACAGTTAGGAAAGTTTGAGTTTGTGAAGGGGAAGAAACTAATTGATTGACCGTCGCTTGAACAGTCTCACCATTTTGAACAATAGGTACTAATTCAGCACCAGTGATTGCTGATGGAGCTGTTGGTAGCTGACTGATTCGTATGTTTGCCATAATTAATCTTTACTAAGGTGCAAGGTTATCGAGGTTTCCATCAATATCATCCTCTGAGGTTTCAGGAGCAATACCCCATTCACCAGCAGTGCCTTGCGTTACGTTATTTGGTGAATTTACGACGTTAGGATCCGTCGTAATAGCGTCATTATACTGTGCAACGTCAGCATCTGGGCGCGGAAATCTAATACTTATACGTTCAGGTTGTCTAGCGGGAAGCCTATAAGGATCCAGAGAATCCACGCAGCCATGTATACAAACGCGCAACGCGGGTATATTTTGATCTTGAACTATTTCATCATAAGGGCGTTTAAATTTACACCGATCACATATAGCTACGGAAAGAATGTTATTACCGAAAGTATTGATGAACCTAGGCATTTTTAGCCTTTTTTCTTTCAAAAACAGCTTTTATAGCCGCAGTTCGTTTAGCTATAAATTCAGAAGATTGCTTTTTACCTTTTAAAGGCGAGGGTTTACCTTTATTTCCAGGAATTTTACCCAAATGTGATTCTTTAAGTTTAATGATAGTCTCAGGAGATGCTTTTCTTCCTCTATTGGAATCACCTATTTTCTTTTTTGTTTCTTCAGAATGCTTTCTCGCTTTACTTGCTTCTGATATTTTCAAAATAGATTCAGCAGTGTGCTTATAACCTAAAGTGTGTTTATTTCCAATGTTACCTGAATGAAGTTTCTTTTTATGTTCTTCAGATAACTTTCTACCTTTTCCTGTCAAACTTATTTTCTTTAAGGATTCTTCAGTATGCTTTTTTCCAAGCATCGGATGAACTTCATTTACTATAGCGGGAAATGCTTGTTTGTTGTAAGTTGTTTCAATGCTTTTGATCAATTGCTCATTGATCTTTTTCTCAAGAGCAATGCAATCTTTCCACGCGCCTTTGGCAATTATCTGACGAGTAAAATCTTGAGGTCTTTC